TCAAAAGATAATGATGAACAGTTTCTTCTACGGGCGGAAAACCCGGAGGATATTTCTATTGAAAACAAAGTTGTTATAGCCGGAGTTTACGAATTAACGAAAAAAGTTCGTATTATAAACAGGACAGAAGTTTTTGATATTGATGAAGAGTAAGCCCCCGCGGCGTTTGAGCGGGTAGCTTATCTGCCTTAAGGCAGGCGGCGGAAAGTCGGTCATGGATAGGGACCTTAAACAATAGTAGCTTTCTTCTTTGTTACGCCCCGCCGTACGGGGTTGCACGGATGCACCGCCGCTTTTTTGAGAGAGAGATTATGATTAGTATAAAACAGCAATCCGACGAGACGGTGACAATAGAAGGACTGACCGAATCGGATTTAATGACACTTTATATGATTACCCAGGCCTGCCATTTCAGGACTATTCCCAAGATAGCTTTGGCAAACGAGGCCTTTAATTTCGGTCATTTAATTTGGGATTTTTTTCATAAACAGAACGGGCAAGAGATTAAATATTTGCCATAAGCCCCCGCGGCTTTGGAGCGGAAGATTGAGAACAATAACAGACAATAAAACGCGACTCTGGCAGCTAAGAGAAGATCGGGCCGAATGCCGAAGGCATGTGCGGGACCTTATTAAGATAGTGAAAACAGAAAGAGAGAACCTGGATAATCTCGTGCAAATCCTTCGCAGCTATCGAAGGCATTTGAAGATGGTGGATTCCGAGATGAATCAGGTCAAAGATAATCTTAACGATCAGGAATCGGCATTGGGAATAGGAGTATAAAATAGTTTTGAGTGTTAAATTTTGAGTTTTAAGTTAAGGAATTTGAGCCATGAAAATTGCAAAGACTTTTTTTTATATAGGTGTTGTTTTAATTTTAGTTGCATATGACCAATGCATTGTCGAGCAGTATAAATGGTCGGCCCAGCTTGAGCAGAAACTCGATATGCTCGATATGGAGATTCAAAGCTGCCTCAACCAGATACCGGGCCCGGCTGAGCTGCAAAGACGGCTTAATCGCATCGAGCCGAAAAATCCCATTAAGGTCGATGGCCGAATCGGGCCGGAGACTATAGCCAAATACGAGCGGGTATTCTGCAGCCAGTCGGCCGCGGCGACGTTCAGAGAACAGAGGTCAGAAGTCAGAAGTCAGATGGCAGAGAGCAGATTTAATGAAAGGAATTATATGACGCCAAAATAACCCCCCAATAGTAGTGTTGATGAATGTGCCGGCTCCGGCCGGCAGGAATAATAAATAAGTCATAAGAGCACAGGGGCAAAAGGAAAATGAGCGGCAGAAAATTGAAATAGAGAGGCTCAGATGCAAAGAACAAAGATAAGCTATCTTACTCATACTTGGTCACCTATAGCAATGAAATGTACTCCTGTTTCAGAAGGTTGTGTAAATTGCTGGTCTATCGCCCTGAATAAGCGGTTTAAGAATAAGCCAGATAAGCCTGAACTCAAAGAAAAGGAACTTGAAGCACCATTAAAACTGAGAAAACCAGCCCGGATAGGCGTTCAATTTATGGGCGACTTATGGCATAATGATGTACCGAATGATTATATATTCAAAATATTTGATATAATCCGCATGTGTCCACAACATATCTTTATAGTATTAACTAAGAGAATCGAAAGATTGGCAAAAGCGTTTAGTAATCCATTGCCACCAAACCCCAATAAAATATTTTCAGCTATATGTGGTTTTGATGAAATACCATGGCCTTTACCAAATCTATATCTCGGTGTCACCTGCGAGAATCAGAAAACAGCGGACGAAAGAATCCCGATACTGTTGCAGATTCCGGCAGCGGTGAGATTCCTGTCACTTGAGCCTTTACTTGAAGATATAGATTTAAAATTAGATTATGGGATTAAGACTGATTGTTATGGCGAAAGAGAACCTAAATATATTGACTGGGTTATTGTTGGTTGCGAATCCGGGCCGAAACGCAGGCCGTGCAAACTGGAATGGGTGCGGAATATAGTGGCACAATGCCAGTCGGCGGGAGTGGCTGTCTTTGTTAAGCAACTGGATATTAACGGTCGCGTCAAGCATGACATTAACAAATTTCCGGAAGATTTAAGAATTCAGGAGTATGTAAAATGGATATTAAAAAAACAAAAGAAATATTAGATGGTCTTGATAAGATTATAGCCTTCTTAAAAACCGATGATGATTTTTTTGGTGCAGGGGATGATATTGAAAAAATAAAAGACCAAGCCCTTGCCGAGCTTGCCAGCAGTGAGCAAGGTCGAAATGAGCAGCCAGAGCCGGGGGAGTTTACAAAAGAATTTAATCAGTTAGCACAATATCTTAGCCTTGAATTTGTTAAAGCACGTGGAGGTTTTACAACTCTCGATATTTCTAAATGTAAGTATTTACTGGCAAAAGCCTGTGGCATTATCGACCGGCTGACAGCTGAGAATAAAAACTTGAAAAATAATGTGCCTGATTGTTGTCAGTTACATATTCAGCAGGCCGAGCGGATTAAAGAACTTAAGGCTAAAATCTCAGAACTAATAAAAAGAAAAGATGAAGTTTATGCTCGTGATAATGATAGCGGTAATTTGTTTTGTATGTTCTGTGGAAGGGAAAAAACGGACTAATGAAAACAAAATATAAATATATTCATTTTGAAGATGTTACTCCTCAAAACAAAAAAACTCAGGTATGGTTGTGTCGAAATAATCGCAGTTATTATTTATTAGCGACAATTAAATGGTATTCACGCTGGAGACAATACTGTTCTTTTGGTGAACCCAATACGATTTTTAATTCATCATGTCATCTTGACATAGCGGATTTTCTCAAGCAATTAAATTCAGAACATAAATTAAAAAACAGAAAAGCCCCCGCGGCTTTGGAGCGGGATAAATGACTTATGCACTTATAACTTTTGCTCTTGTAGTTTTTTCGGCATCGAATTTACCGCCTGTCTTTATCGAGTGCGACTCGACCAGTCATGATCTGACAATGCGATTTATATTTGATAATTACGAGAAGCTATATCCACCGAAATGTTTTTTATCAAATATGAAATATCATTATTACCGGGTGACTAAAGGGCTTGAGCCTCTTAGTCCGAAATGGGAATCGATTGAGTATCTGGAAAACAAAATAAAGGAGTTAGAGAAATGAAAAAGAAAATTGTGATTACTGTATTATTGACATTGTTTTTTATAACTCTGGGCCTGGCAAGCTACGAGCCGGCCCCGGTAATCGAGCCTGATGGCGTTAATTTTGACCCGAATCTGGCACCGAACTGTTATGCAGCATACCGGGTTTACGTCGGCGATATCTTGGCCGACAGGATATGCCTGGCTGAGCCTGATAAGGACGATATAACATTGACGGCACCTTTAATCATTATAGGGACCCGGACTCAAATCGTTTACACCGACTATATCGAATATAAATACAACTGGAGTTACGAGCCGAACGAGTCCGAGGTCGGCCTGCATTATATCGATGTCGAGGCAAGGGACCAGCACGATGCAGTTAGTAATGTAACTATTGTTATAGATGTCATCGTCAACCATCCACCGGTATTTATCGGCTGCAGGAGCTAAAAGGTATAGGGGCATAAAAGTAAATGGCGATTAAAACCGGACAATCGAATAAGCAGCTATCTTTAGAGAAGCTGTATGTAAATAGAACGGTAGGCCGGTCGGCATCGCCCGAAGAACAGAAAAGGCAGATATCGCTCAAGCGTCAGCAGTCGAAGAATATTTACGCAGCCCTTAAAAAAGGACCTCTTACAACAAATCAGCTTCGATCTTACGCCGCCCAGTACAACACGAGGATAAAGGAGCTACGCGACTGGCTGCGGAATTCTGGTATGACAATAGACTGCATCCCGCAGAAAGGCGGTAATAACATTTACAAGCTTTGCCCGTTTGCCGGCAGCAGGTACCAGGCGGAGCTGATGAGAAAACAGAAGGAATAAATCTTTGATGTCTGACATCTGAAGTCTGATGTCTGAATTATGAGCTGGCAAAGATTTTACAATTTATTGGTTAAGTACGGTGGTGACGTTGAGCAGGTTCCCGAACGGGAACTTAAAAAGGCCGGCGAGGATTGCCCTTTTGCCGCCGATGCGCATTTGAGTATTGCACAGACATATTACAGGCGATTGACACGCCGTAAGAATAAGCAATTACAAATTTTATAAGGAGATTAAATCATGGAAGAGACAAAACCCTGGTATCTTTCAAAAACAGTTTGGGGGGCAGTCGTTACGATGGTTATAGGTGTTTTGGCATTGTTCGGCTTTGGCAAGCTCGAAGGTGAGCAGGAATCCATAACAGAGCTTTTAATGCAGATAGTCACTGTAATTGCCGGTATCGTAGCCCTGATCGGCAGGATAACAGCTAAAAACAAAATAACATAAAAAGCCGTCTGCTATCAGCTGTCAGCTAACAGCTATGAACAACTATAAAAATTTATTAAAGGAGAACAAAATGTTTAAGAGACAATGGATTGTAATTTTAATTATGCTGGTTTGTGCCGGCATGGGCTTTGCACAGGAGACGAACGACCCGAATCAGGTAACTGGGGCAAAAGGCAAAGCGATTATTTTAACGGTAGGCGGCGGGCCGGATATAGACAGCCAAAACGATGAGATTGATGTGTGGTGCGGTTATGCCAAAGACGGCATTGAGATCGGCGGGGCCTTTCGATGGCGATTATTTAAAGAGGACAGGTCCGATCCGAACGCAACCGAAGAGGAATCTGAATATGCCCTGGGCCTTTATGTGGGAACCGACATCGGCGATGAAATTAAATTCAATTTAAAGGAGATTATTTCTTTCGAATGGCTGCCGGAAACTTTATTGGCTCAGCCGCAAATCGGCGGAGCGGCGTTATTTGACCTCGAAGGCAAGGGAGCTGCGGTTATACCTTTCGGGTCTTTGCGGATCAACGATATTCTTGGCCTTCGCTATGAGTATGACTTTTTCTCCGGCGACAATAACGCCAAAGACACCCGAAAATTTACCATGAATCTTTTCTTGAAATTTTGACAAGTTAAGACCTGTGGCGGCGTGAGTGAGCTGCACGAGGTTATCGAACTGATATAACCTATCTGATGCTAACGGAATCAGTCAACCGGAATTAGCTAAAGGATATTAAGCAGGTCTTTGAAGTCGTTAAGGGCGGTCGCGAAAAAGAATAAATTATTAACCAAGAATTCTTTAACCTGCTTAGTACATTTTAAGGCCGCCCTTGTTTTGAGGATGAAATGGCTTTTATAGCTATAAAAATGAGTTCACTGGGTAAAGAGGGGAAATGCTCAGGATGTGACCATGAATTCGTACGCGGCGAGCAAATATCTGGCGTAGTAAATAAAAAAGGAGAAGGGCTTGGTTTGTTCTGTGAAAAATGTATTAAAAATTGGAAAGAAGACTATAAGAAACAAAACCAATGAAAGCCATAATAAAAATCATAATTGATGCTCTTTGGTCCTGGCTAAAAAAGAAATTAACCGGGCCGGAAAAATCGCCAACCGAGATTCAAAAGGAAAAAGACGATGAGCAATGGCAAAAATTCGAAGATGAAAAAAATGAAATTATCGACCGCAAATTGCCGATTGCCCGTGCTTCTAACGATGCTGCTCTTTATAACAAGCTTTGTGACAGGCTGCGGAGAATCGACAGGGAGCAATATAAGCTACGTCCCCGAGTCTGACAGGGTATTCTTTATTTACCAGGGCGATAAAGTATCCGATCCGAACGGGCGGATTCGATACGTTTTGCCTTATGATGGCATTATCCTAAGCAATACCGAGCATTTGAGATTACTTAGAAAATGAACAGGAAGGAAAATAATGTTTATAGTTGTAACAAAGCCTTGCGGCTGTTCATCGTACGGAGAGCACAATCATCCTAATTGCCCGATTGTTAAAGACAGAAGGCGGGCGGATGAAAGAATCAAAAAGTTTGTAGACAAATTCAGGAAAGCAATCGAACAATGAGAGAACTACCGATTCTATTCAGTTCTGAAATGGTCAAGGCGATTCTCGAAGGTCGAAAGACACAAACTCGCAGAGTTATCATTCCACAGCCGCCGGAAATATGGGATTTTGTTAAACCTATAAAAAATAACGAAGTCAATATAATTTCTTGGTGTTTTTATAACTCAAAGGACTCTGATTTTCATGGATATAAAAATTCTAAATACCAAATCGGCGACAGGTTGTATGTGCGGGAAAATTATCGTTTGGTCTGTTATCCGTATCACGATGGAAAATATATTTATGGTGAGGCTTTACTTGAATATTTAGCGGATGGCGATGAATTCGTATGCCCTGCTGACTATGAAGAATGGTGGAAAGAAACCTGGCGAAAACATTCATCTGATATACGCCCAAATATATTCATGCCTAAATGGGCTGCTCGTATCTGGCTTGAATTCACCGGGATAAGAGTAGAGAGATTGCAGGATATAAGCGAAGAAGATGCAAAAAAAGAAGGTGCATCTCTGATAGGATGGGATATAAAGTATAAAGAAACTTTCCATTATCCAAGTTATAAAGCAAGTTTTAAGCAACTTTGGGAATCTATCAACGCCAAACGTGGTTTTCCGTGGGAATTAAACCCGTGGATATGGGTATATGAATTTAAGAGGATAAAATGAGTGATTTTGAAATAATAAAAAAAATGTCCGATGGGAATATGGACATAAAATTAGCACCTGCTGGTAATTTCAAGAGGGCGCAAACTGGTAAGAACGGATTCGGAGAAATAACACTTGCCGTTGATAATAACACCATAATAAATTTGGACGATTATTACATTGGCTTATTTTTTATGAATAAAAAGCAATTTGATAAATTGAAAGCCGATAATGAGGGCATGAAAAATGAGCAATCGAATTTAAGAATTTAATGAAAGAAAGGTAGATTATGAAAGCAGCGGTTAAAACATATATTGAAGAATGGTCGGTCTCCGAAGGAAAGGAAAAGCTGGTATTTCCGAAGCTGGACTTTTCGCCGGACCAGGTAGGCAATCTTGACAGGATTTTAAGGGACGGCGAGAACATGGTGACCTTAACGATAAAGGTCGTCAAAAAGAAACTACAAATCGAGCCTGTCGATTCACAGGTCCATATTATTAGTATGAACTGTATGAATGGAGGTCAGAAACTAAAGATTTCCGGTTTCAAGTCACCCGACAGCAGGGCAGTTGCCATGAAAAGCCTGGCGGATACGAAAGAGCCTGTGATGATAACTATCGAGGATAAGCAGGGCAAACTTCCGTACAATGTTGATAAAAGTACGGATACCAAGTCGGGCGGGCAAAAGGAATTTGAAATCGACCCTGAGCCGAACGAGCACGGAGTATTCGAGAAGCCGAATGTGATAGAAGTCAAGCTGCCGAAAAGCTACGGCATTAAGGTATCGCTATCATGGGTGAAATACCAAAATAAATTCTATATCGGCCATGATATATTGCATACAAGATTCGGCGGGTCAAAGCCTGTTTCGTTAAAAGGTGTCCCTTTTAGCAGCTTAACCATTGCACTTGGTGCATTCTTATCATCCGAGAGTGACGTTAATCGGATAATAAACGATGCATTAAATTATAAATACAAAAAACAGGTAAAGTCCAGGATAACCGAGACAATTGAAAAATATTGCAATGGCGAATAATATATGTCCCCAGTGCGGCAGTACAGGCAGCAAATTTAAGTGCAGTTGTGATTTTTGGGCATGTTATGTCTGCGGTGAGATTTGCAGCAAATGCGAAAAAATCAAATGTCCCGTCTGCGTTCGAGCGGTCAGAGAAGCTTATCCGAAAGATAAGGAGTTTGTCTGTTTTAATTGCCGATTCGACGCGAAAGAACATATTAATTTTGTAAAAAAGCATCTGTAAACGGATTTATGATGCCATCGGAAAAAAAAGTTAAAAAAAAATCAGCTAAACGCAATACACAGTCCGCATCACGAAGTACGAGCAAGGTTTGGCGGATATTTCACTTCGAACAGCGTTTTGAAATGGATAGTTATCGTCGTCGGGGCGGGCTTGATTACGTTCGTATGTTTGTTACTGCAACAACGCTGGATAAATCCAATGAAAGCAGCGGTTTTATCCAGCAACTGTCAGAATTGGAACATTTCTACCCGAATTTAAGAGACACGCTGGAAGGACGGTTCTGGCGGCTGTGCAGGCTCACAGCGACACAGGAGGACTGGCTAAGGGGTTATCTGCTGGATTCGCAGCAAAAGCCGCTTACGCTGGCCAGGCTGTCAGCACGATTACATCTTAGTTTGGTAGATATGAAAAAGACTTTGACCGCTTTGAAGCGAGTCGGCCTGATCGAGCAGGTGGATTGCCCGGAATTCAAGAAGCCGAAACGCGAAAAATCCAAAGAAGATAAAGACCAAAGCACCGGCCAGGCAAGAGCGACAGCCAGCCGTAAACGTAAAAAAACAGGCAAAAAAGCAACTGCTGCAGAATATTCGCAAACGTTTGCAAATGTTTCAGAATCCTTTAATAACAAAATCGAATCGAAAAAAAATAATAAAGAAAATAATCTCGAACTCGAAGAAAACAAAAACCGAACGATAAATCAACCGGATCATGGTGGGCAGGGTAACAAAGAGAAAACCACCCTTTCCCCGACCCCCACCCCTCCGGTACCTTCGACGAGTCCCGACGCTCCTGGGGGGATCGGCCGCAAAGGTCGTCGTGTATCCCCCCGGGGCTCGGTTACTGATAGTGAGTCTGTCGGTGCAGTCTTGAATCTGCTCAGGTATCGCTATACGAAAGAGTCTTTGGAATTCGCCGACGAGATGCTGGTTCGAATGGGTTTTATGACGCAGTTGGATATCGAGCGGATTCGATTGTGCAAACAGCAATTCACATCGGAAGAATCCAACGAACGTGCTCACTGGGCGAAGGCTTGGTGTGTATGCAGGGACCAATTCGATGACGATACGATGGTTAAGCTGCGAAAGAAGATTTTTGAAAAGGCCGATGCGGTTCGAGTAAATAAAGCCGGTGTTCGAAATCCAGCAGCGTTTTTGATGACGGCATGGAATAACCTTGTGCGGGATGTCAGGCGTCGATGTAAGGCTATGTAAGATAGGTTGAAACTTTTTTTGTCAGCTAATATTTCAATTTTATTAAACTTAAATAATGCAGAAAATACCTTTTATAACTCGTTTAATTGAAAGACATTATGTTGTGGGTCCTTCCCGAACTGTGCTGCTTAACGGATTAATGACTTGCAAAAAAGGGATAGGTTTGAATTTTTTTTTTAGGGGTTTACATACATAACTAACCTGAAACATTGAAGTTATGATTGCAGGAAATTACATTATTGAAGCGGATGTCACTGCCTCCGGCGGGACGGCGGATTTTGATTATCAATTTGATGCCGAAGCGGTCGATGCTATGAGATCGGCCGAACGGACCCGCTGGATTAATCAGAATCGAATGATTATGTTCAGGCGGTTAGGGGCCGTACTTAGCCGGGCGGCGGGTATGTGAAATACTGGCGGCTTACAAAATTCCAATTCAATTATAACTTTAACATTACTCCATGTGAAAGCTTGTCTGGTTTTATTTAAGGCCCGTGGCGGGGCCGAGCATGAAGGCCCGTGGTGGGGCCGAGCATGAAGGCCCGTGGTGGGGCCGAGAAAAATATAAACCTAATAGTACTTGAATTGAAAATACTGCATTGCCCCGCCCGGCGTAGGGCGGGGCTCTTATAAAAAACAGAATACAGAAATCAGAAGGCAGAAGTCAGAAGGCAGATGAGTTTGGATAAAAACAAAACACCGAAAACACATAGAGCTACGGCGATTGCCTCTGCTTATCTGGATGCCAGAGGGTTTAAACCGATTGAGACAGAAGTAAGTGTTTATCCGGGATGGGTAGCGGATCTGGCCTCTTTTGTTTATCCGACTATGACTGAGACAAAAAAATTAAAACTCACAGGTTATAAAAATATTTTAGGCGATGCAAAAATTGAATACAACGATTTTATGTATCGTTTTAGCAGTCCTTTAACAGCAATAGTCGAAGTGAAAGTCACCAGGCAGGACTTTAAAAAAGACCTGGAACGTAAGTTTTCAGGCTATATTTTTCCGGCCCATTTATGCTATCTGGCTTATCCGAAAGGAATAATTGAGGAGCCGCCTTTCGGATGGTTAGGTCTTGAGATGGATAAGGATTGTCAAAAATTATTAAGAGTGACACGACCCGCCTTAAGAAGGAGTAAATTTATATATACAACAATACATCCACAAAACCCCGGCGACACAATCGACTTGATAGCAAATATTGCAATTCGCCGGGATCACAGGACACGATATGCCTTAATGAGGGATTGGATTAAGACTTATAATGCCAGAGAAAAAGAGAGAGAGAAAAAATCAAAGGTCACGGATTGTATTAGCGTAATCGCATACTGGCTGAAAGGGGAAAAATTCTATCAAAAAGAATCACTTCGATTTTATCTGGAGAAAAATTTAAGAATTAAGATACCAAAATATCTTGATATAAATATTGAATTTTTAGAATCATTAAAAACATCGGCGAAAACCGAGCGGGATTAATTTAGAGCTGTAAGTTTATGGAAGAAATAATAAGAGTATTTCCGAGAAGAACGAAGTGGACACCGACAGATGAATTAGCTTTCTTCGATGAGCCGCCTTTGTTCGATTTGCCCGATTTGCCCGTTTATGTATCGGTGACATTTACATGGGACAGGCGCAAAGGGCTAAGATTGTATAAGGCATGGTCGAAAAGATTTAAGGATGTGAGAATCGGCGGACCTGCCTTTGACGATCCTGGTGGAGAATACACGAGGGGAAGATTTTTAATGAGGGCTGTTACAATTACATCACGAGGCTGCCCGAAAGGATGCCCCTGGTGCCTGGTGCCACAAAGAGAGGGGCGATTACGGCAACTATCTAATATAAGCGAAGGTTGGGTAGTTCAGGACAATAATCTTCTTGCCTGCTCGCGGGGACATATAGAAAGAGTATTTGATATGCTCCGTCGGCAGCCGATAGCAGCCTCATTTCCGGGCGGGCTTGATTTGAATTATATACAGACATGGCATATTGACCTGTTAAAAACTATAAAAGTGTCTATGATTTTTACGGCCTTTGATACCGAAAAAAGTCTCGAAAAGCTTGATATGGCAGCCGATTTATTTGCAGATTTTCATATAGATAAGCGGCGTGCATATTGCCTGATAGGTTTCAATGGCGACAGTCCTTACCATGCCGAGCAGCGACTGGAAAAAGTGTACCAAGCGGGATTCCTGCCGTTTGCGATGTTATACAAATCTCCGATCGGAAAGATAGATTATTCAAATGACTGGTTAAAATTGCAAAGAAAGTGGTCGCGGCCGGCGGCATACAGGGGCAGGACCGCCAGTGTGCGGGATTAGATTTGAGTTATAAATTATGGATTTTGTAAATAAGATAATCTGCGGTGACTGGATTAGAGTATTAAAGGGTTTACCCTCGAATACTTTTCACTGCTGTATCACATCCCCTCCCTACTGGGGACAGCGGAACTACGGAGTTGACGGCCAGTTGGGGCTTGAAAAGACGCCGGAAGAGCATATCGAAAAACTGGTCGAGGGCTTTAGTGAGGTTTGCAGGGTATTGCGGCCGGACGGCGTACTCTGGCTGAATTACGGGGATAAATATGGAACATCCAGCGGTGCTGGTAGTAGAGAAAATTATAAACAATCAACAAATAGAGGCAGCGGATATTATTGGCAAAATGGCAGAAAAGGAATAAGTGAGAAAAATCTTCTCATGCTTCCTGCCCGGGTGGCTCTGGCTTTGCAGGCGGACGGCTGGATTTTACGCTCCGATGTTATCTGGGCGAAGGCTCTGTCATTTTGCGATGAATATTCCGGCTCGACAATGCCGGAAAGTGTAAACGGCTGGCGTTGGGAACGGCACAGAGTGAAAGTAAAAGGTGGAAACAGAGGCAAAGAAGCACAGAGAATAGGTTCTATGCCTGAGCGTCCGCAACAAGACCACAACGGCCGGGATTTTCAATCTTCCTCCGAATGGCAAGATTGTCCCGGCTGTGAGAAGTGCGAAAAGAACGGCGGTCTGATTTTAAGGTGTGGCTCGTGGCGATGCACTAAGGGCCATGAATACATATTCCAGCTTGTCAAATCAGGCAATTACTTTTGCGATATGGAGGCGGTAAGAGAAAAGATTAGTGAAGAAACCAGACGTGCTATTACATTTAGAAATGATTGTTATACAGAGAATAAGCAACATAACAATAGCAAAAAACAGGAAAGAGATTTTAAAGCTATAGATGGAGAACCATCATATTCCGGCCGCAACTTACGTGATGTCTGGGTTATCAATCCGCAGGCTTACCCTGACGCCCATTACGCAACGTTTCCGGAGGCTTTGGTAGAGCCTTGCATAAAGGTATCGACTTCCCAGAAGGGCGTCTGCCCGAAGTGCGGGGCGCCGTGGGCAAGGATAATTGAGAGCGATTATATAAAACATAGGCCGTCAGGTGGGAAAAAAACAAGAATCGAAAGAGGAAACCGAGTACATGATGGAGGCAGTGGAAATTGGGGAACATTTGGAACGAATTTAAGAAGAAACGATACAACTCTTGGCTGGAAGGCTACTTGTTCGTGCGGGATTGAAAAAACACAGCCAGCCCTTGTTCTCGACCCGTTCATGGGTTCGGGGACCGTCGGCATGGTATCAGCCAAGCTCGGAAGGAATTATACAGGTATAGAGATTAATCCCGAATATATCGAGAACCAGGCGAAATACAGACTGGCCGAGGGTGAGACGGGAATACCGAAAAAGGAATTAATGGCAGGCCAGAAGGTTTTGTTCGAATGAATGGAATTATTAATGAAAACTAAAAAATCAAAATTAAAAACTATCGGGATCGAGATGCCGTTCGGATATTGCCTGGTCAAGGGCAGTGAGCTTCGAAAGATCCAGACGGAACTGCGAGAGGCGAAATTCAAGGCCGCGGTACGGGCCAGGCTGATCAGTAAATTATACTTGGAACTGGCTAAAAAAGGGATTCAATGGTACAGGAAGTGACATTATAAAAACAGAAATCAGAAGGCAGAAGTCAGAAGACAGAATGATTTGAGATTTAAGGATTTGAAAATGGGAAAGACAATGAATGGATATGATTTTTTTAAAGAAACAGAGGCGGGTAAGGCCCTTTTGAAAGTGCTGCCGCCGAAACTGACGAGGGTGATTATCGATATTAAAATCGATGAGGCGGTGAAAATTTATTGCAGCTCATACGAGACCGGCGAAGCGTTCAATCTTAATTGGGACAATATTATTGAAAGGCTCGAAATTGTTAATAACGAACCGGATCATTATTTTATTGCAGCCGAAGATATAAAAACAGGGGATCCTGTATTTATATCTGAGCTGGATAAAAAGCTTCATAAATTAAATATGAAGATATGATTTGAGATTTAAGATTTGAAAGCCCCTGCGGTGATTGAGCGGAAAGCAGTCACGAATGACAGCTAAAAAAGTTAAAAGTAAAAAGTCAAAAGGCAAAAATAAGCCACCGCGGCGAAGGAGCGGGAGACTGACTTTGGCCGAGTGCCAGCGGCTGGGTTATCAATACGGCGATATAGCTGAGGCGGATATCAATTCGGGTATCGGGCCGAACCTATCGAAATATCTAACCAGACACCCGAAATTGAGAGCCGCATACGACCGCGGCAGGCTGCTGAAGAAACTGGTAGAGCTGGCACCGGTTGCAACGGTGACAGATGCCGCCAGGCAATTGAAAAATATCGGGTTCGTGCAGTTCAAAACGGGCCAGGATTTGCGTGATTTCCTCGATAAGGATTCGGAGGCGTGCGAGCTATGGGACACAGCCGATACCAATGCAACTATCGAAAACCGCGAATCACTAAGAAGAACGGCCGGCGAAGGAAATACAAAGGCTATCCAGATGATGGATACGTGGTTTAGGGACCGCAAGGGCGAGAGTGCGGTTTCGGGACAGTCCTTCGACAGAGTCAATATTAACCAGATGACCGAATTGTTCGGTGTAGCAAGACAGACAATCTACGAATGGCGGACGCAAAAAGGGCTGCCGGTCAATGTAGACGGTACTTTCGATCTGCATTCGGCGATATCCTGGTTCGAGGACTTTACCCTAAAAAAAGCGGTTCGAGGCAATTCGGCGATAAGTCCCCTCAATCCCTTCCAGAGTGTTAAGACCGAAAGAGAACGCCTGAAATTAGAGCAGGACCGCGGCGAGCTCATAGAGCGGGGTTCCGTCATCGCCTGGCGATGCGCAATCCTGCAGAATATAGTCAATGCCTTTAATAATATTACGGACCTGGCTAATCGTGTATTCGGCCAGAGCCGCGAGGAAATAGTTTCGCGATTAGAGGAGTTCAGGGACGATGTCACCGCCAAACTGCAGCATGTGCCGGCGGCATTGAAATTAACATCCGAAGCGACGAAAAAACTTCAAGAGCTGGATGAGATTTTGAAACCACAAAAGACATCCGTCGCCGCCTCCGTTCAAGAGGCTATGCCGGACAGGGAAATCAGAAGTCAGAAGTCAGAATGATTTGAGATTCAAGATATGATCCCCGCAGTTTTAAAACAAAACAAGACACGGGAACTAAGAAAAGATAGTGACATTATGGGAAAAAAAAATATAAAAAACAAAATAATATACCTTAGCGCCTTTATGGGAAATTTGAACCACGAATGAACATGAATTTTAGAAAGGTAAATTATGAAAAAACAAAAAATCAAACCGGGCGATATTTTAAATATTTCAGGTGGTCCATTTCGAGGTATAGCTATTAAATATGAACCTAAAACAAAGTTAGATGTAATCAAAGTTAAACCACGAAGGACATCCGTCGCCGCCTCCGTTCAAGAGGCTATGCCGGACAGGGAAGTCAGAAGTCAGAAGTCAGAATGATTTGAAATATGAGATTTGAAAATAAGATAGAATGGTGGCATTATGAAAGACTTGGAAGGTTGTGATATATTTGTAACAGTTGAACAAAGCATCAAGATAATTGAAATGTATTTAAATTTAGATAAAAACGTTTCAGATTTACCTACGGAATTGATGTATGTTCATAAAGATTTTGTTAAACGTTTTGCAGAAGTAGCCATTAATTGTTTGATAAATATCAAATTTTTAACAAGCCTTATATATTCTCAGACGACAAATACAGATGATAACATCAACTGAACAAAACTTAGAACTCAAAACTCAAAACTCAGAACTGCTTTTGAGATATCGGCCCCTGCCGTTATTCGAGGAGGAGCTGGAGATTCTCGCGCCCCGAAAAAAACAGCACATGCTGGACTGGATGCAGCAGTATTATGTTCTGCCTTCCAAATCATCGCGAATAAAGGGGCCGTGGTCTCTGTCGATAACGCCTTACTGGCGGGTAGTAATCGAATGGCTGTGCGATCTCACTACACGGGTTATCTGGGTCTATGCCGCCACGCAGACGGGCAAGAGCGTTATCCTGGGCGGCTGGATGGGTTACTGTATCGATATCGACCCGGGGCCGATGAAGGTGGTTCTTCCCGATGAGAAGGTTATCAAAAAGAGAATCAAGCGGCTCAAGCCTGCGTTTGAGAACAGCCCTCGAATATTGCGGCATTTAGGCGGTGATATCCGAAATCTTCTTATAGGTGAGCCGACGGATCTGGATAATATGCAGATTGTTTTAGCCTGGCCTACAAGCCCGATTACCCTTTCGGACGATCCATCACGGTACGTGGCCGGCGATGAGGTGGCACTGTGGCCGCAGGAAGTTAAGGACGATACCGATGCGATAAGCCTGCTGGGCAACCGTACAAGGACATACGAACAGATAAGCAAGCAGTTTTACGTGACTTCGCCAAAAAATAAAAACGACCTGGCCGATATTAACTTCGAATCCTGCCAGAAGTGGTCAATACATATCCCCTGCCCGGACTGCGGGGTTTATCACGAGGCAATGTTCGAAAACGTCAAGCTCGAAAAAGACAAAGACGGCAGCTTTCTCAAGCCCGCCGATTATAAACGCGGCCACGGCCGCAAGCGCCATGCCTGGTATGTCTGCCCGAGCTGCAACTCGAAATGGTCGGAGCTCGAGCGCAAGGCGGCGATATCCGGATGCCGGGCGTGCCCGCAAGGTGCTTCGATAGATAAGAACGGGGAGATCGTAGGTGATTATGAGGAGTCCACTCACAAGGCGATAAGAATACCGGCCGTACTGGTCGATCCGATGTTCACGACGGTAGATACCCTTGCCGCCGAATGGGCAATCGCCGACAGGAATCGCAAGGCGGGAAATATTCTGCCGCTGCGAAATTTCTGGAACAATCAGAACGCCCGGGCCTGGGAGCAAAGGGAGCGGGCGACTTCGCTCGAGGAATTAAAAAGACATATCAGCGATTTCTCGATGCGGGACCGCATGGTACCGGGCAAAGTGCAGATAATCTGTCACGGTATCGATGTCCAGTCCGATCATGTCTGGGTAGTGACAAAGGGTTACGGTTATCGAAACCAGCAGTGGCTTTTGTTCGCCGGGCGGATAGAGACCGGCCATACGGGAAAGCCGGAGAACTGGGATATTGTCGAGAGCTTCGTTCGAAGCGAATGGATTTTCGATATCGATACGACGATAAAAATTTTCGCTTCGCGGGTCGCGGTGGACTGCCGGTACCAAAGGGCCGAGGGAAGGGACGAGGAATCGACGGTCGTTTATGATTTCTGCCTGAGATTTCCGCCCGATACCGTTATCCCTGTGATGGGCTACGGTAGGGACAGGATGCGAACTTCGCTTTATAAGGTCCGGCCGGTAGTGGGTAAGGCATTGAAACGATTTGATATTAACGTCGATATGGGCAAGGACCGGCTCTGGCAGGTACTGTTCGATAAGGAAAAATCGCCCGGCCCCGGGTATATGCACCTGCCGAACGATCTGCCGGAATCGTTTATGCGGCAATTAGCATCGGAGGCCCAGTTCGTCAAGCGGGCAAGGAGCGGCCGAGAGGTAGTGACCTGGGAAAAGAAGCCGGGCTTTCGCGAGAACCATCTATGGGACGCCAATGTTTACTGCGACCTTGCGGCCGAATTAGCCGGTGTATTTCACCTGGCTGATGTGGATTACGTAATGCAAATCAGAAACCAAAAGAAACTGGAAAAACAATCAGAAGGCCGGGCAGTCGGCCAGCGAACAATAAGAACTAAATATTAAAAAGGATTTTGTTATGTCGAAGAAAAAAGGCCAGAAAAAAACAGCCAAAAAACCGCAAAAGCTTTGGTCGTTTCCTACGGTTAGTAAATGCCCGCGATGCGGTTCTACAGATACGATTTGTCGCAATACGAATATAACAATCGGCAGGCAATACAGGCAGTGCCAGAGAGCCGTTTGCCGGCACAGATATAGCATTGACGGCAAAAAAGTATAATATTTTTCCAAACTTGGAAAAACTTTAGGCAAAATCCCGGTTTTAGCGGTTTTTTTTATTGTTTAATAACCGTAATTTTAGGAAATTTAATACTGACAATTGAATAAAAGGGCGATCAATCGGCCGCCGACGGGCGGCTATTGTTAAGAATATTAAACGGCGAGTTGGCAGCCAACACCAGCTCGCCGTTTTTTATTTGCCCCGACGAAAGGTTTGAAATATGTCACTAACCAGCTCATCAAAATTAAGCGATGCGATCGGTCAATTAAACGATAATCTTCTCTGGGAGGGCGATTTTACAAAGGCACAAAAGGCTCTCGAGGCGATAAGATTTATTCTCGCAAACAGGCCGCTGAGGATAGCCGAGGAATCGCAATCGATGGACTACGAATCGCTCAAAGACCAGGCCAAAAAAATAGAAGATTACCTCGGAAGCTCCACTACGACCGTTGAAAGAACAAGCTTCACTCAGGGAAGGATGCTGATTTAATGCCCGCCGTAAGAACGCCAAAAAGAGAAGATACAGGGCACGATAAGATTACCATCGAGGGCCAGTTCGGCAGATATACGGCACTTGGTTTTCGGTCGGCTTCGATTGCGGAGAGGGAGGGCCGCGGCTATTCCGGAGGCTCAGGCGATGCCCACAGCAGGTACGACCGGCCGAGACTTATCAACCAGAGCAGGACCTTCTACCGCGATAACGGTTTATATAAGGGTATGATAGATCGTGCCATCGATTATATGGTAGGATCAGGATTCACGCTTCAGGTCAAAACCGATAATACTAATTTCAATAAAAAACTGGAGGGTTTTTGGAACTCCTGGAATTTCAAGCCTGAAATCAGGGGACTGCTTCTGGGATTCGAAACGGCACAGATGTTCCTCAGAGAGGCCATAATTTGCGGTGACATCGGTGCTATAAAAACCAATAAAGGCGTTTTGCAATTGATTGAGGCCGAGCAAATAAACGGCGGAAACCAGTCCAAAGACGGTATCGACAAAAATATGTTCGGAGTTCCGACCGGATACTGGGTAAGCGGCTATAACGACCACGGATATCTCAATACGACAACGTCGAGAAAGATTGACCCGGGGGATTTTCTTTTTATGACGAATCCGGACAGGCCAAGCTCTACGCGGGGTGTGCCTGCCTGCCAAAGTGTATTTGCAATGCTGCACAGGATTAATGATGTCTGCGATTCGGAAGCGATTGCGATGCAGCTTCTGAGCAGGCTGGCGGTCGCCGTCACTCGTGAGAACGCGGACCAAAGGGCATTTATAGAAAGCAAGGAAGATCCTAAAAAATCGGGAACTGATACCACCGGCCAGTTGGGCTCGCGGCTGATAGAGCTTGAATATGCCCTTATGTTCCACGCCCGGCCGGGCGAGAAGATAGAAGGGATTGAGCACAATATCCCCGGCAAGAATTTTGGTGACTCATTAAAATTGTTTTTAAGACTGCTGGGCCTGCCGCTGGGGCTGCCCCTTGAAATAATCCTTCTGGACTGGACGAATAGTAATTATTCGCAGAGCCGGGCGGTATTAGAGCAGGCGTTTCAGTCTTTTATCAAATGGCAGAGCAAGCTGGAAGGCTTTTATTATACACCGGCCTTCGAATGGAAACTTCAGGGATGGAAAAACTCCGGCCTTTTGGGCAACCGCAAAGAAATTCCATATTCCTGGATAAAACCGACCTTCCCATGGATAGACCAGCTCAAGGAATGCCAGGCCAAGGGTATGATGATAGACCGGGCGTTAATGACTCATTCGGAGGCCTGCAAGAGCCGAGGTCAGGACAGGGACGATGTAATCGAGGGCAGAAAAAAAGAGGTTATAGAGGCGATAGAGATAGCCGGTGACATTAAAACAAAAACCGGTATCGATGTTGACTGGAAGCTTTTCGCCGGGCTGGCAAACGAAAAGAACAGTGAGGCCAAAAAAGCAAAACAGCCGGCGGATGGATCCGAGATAGATGAAGATACAGATAAGGGGCAAACAGATGAATGAGGCGATATTAACCGAGATGCAGAACCATAAATGGGTGATGGAGCCGACCGCATTAAAAGCGTTCATTGAAAAGATATCGAAACTTTCATCGGTGAGTTTAATCACTTCGGTCAGCGTCGATATGCCTAAAAAGACTTTACAAGTCGTTGATGGAGTCGCGAAAATAAAGATCAGCGGTGTCCTACTCAAGAGCGTTCCCGGCTGGCTTAGATTGTGGGGATTCAATATCACCGGTTATGATGAAATAACCGAGCAAATCGAAGAGGCCGTCAATGACAGCAAAATTTCAGCCATCGAGCTTGTAGTTTCCAGTCCGGGCGGCATGGTGGCGGGGGTAACGGAGGCGGCCGATGCCATTTACAACGCCAGGCAAAGCAAGCCGGTGACGGCCATAGTTGAGGACCTTTCGGCAAGCGGGGCATACTGGCTCACATCACAGGCACAATCGATTTCAGCGGGCAGGGTCGCGGAGATAGGCTCGATCGGTGTTTATTCGGTTTATTACGACTGGACGGGATGGGAGGAGAAAGCAGGGATCAAGGCGGTTGTCATTCGAAGCGGCGAGCATAAAGGGATGGGAATGGATACGATTACCGACAATCAAAAAGCGGCCGTTCAGGAAATAATAGACGACCTTGCCGCTCAATTTGTCGATTCTGTGGCCGCCGGCAGAAACAAAAGCGCAGAGACAATAAAAAAGCTGGCGACCGGCCGGTTATGGGTGGCGGAAAAGGCCCGCGAGCTGGGCCTTATCGATACGGTTATAGTTAAAGAAAACAATAATAATAACAATTCAGGAGATTCCGTTATGGATACCAATGAGAACAAAGCAGAGCAGGAAAAAATCGAAAAAGAAAAAGCCGAGCTTGCTGCTCAAAAGAAAATAGCTGAACAGGAAAAAATTCAGCTTGAAGAAAGGGGGAGGCTTTCGGAATTAAAGAAAGCTTTCCCGGACGATCTGGAATTTGCAATCGAGCAGTTCGAGGCGGGAGTTTCCTTGATAGAGGCAAAGGCCGCTTACGCCGATGTGCTTCAAAAGAAACTGACCGAAAAAGAGAACATCGGTGCCGACCCTCTGAAATCCGTCGATTCAACCGCTGCGGCTGACGGTGAAAATTTTGTATCGCTCGGCAAGAAAATGGCGAAGGAAGAAAAGATTCCTTTGGGCCAGGCTTATAAGAAACTTGCCAAGGAAAGACCGGAACTTCATAAGGCATATAAGCAGTCACTGGGACTGTAAATCGAACAGTTTTTGTAATCTCCCGCAGCTTTGAAATAAAGATAAACGCGGGTGCGAAAATAAAAATTGAAATAAAAATATATTTAGGAGATATAAAAATGAGTCAACAATCAGAAAGTCCAAAGACCTTTCAGGCTGCGGAAGATTTAGTTGCGTTTCGAAGGGTAAAAATATCCGGTTCTACTGTTGTTTACGCTGATAGCGGAGATCGTGGTATCGGTGTCGTGCAGGCTGCGGTTGATTATTCCGAGGACCCGAACGCCTCCATAAAACTTGATAATGCCGGCGGTACTTCAAAGATGATGACCGATGGTGCCGTAACTGCGGGCAATTCGGTATTTGCAGCCGATGATGGTAAAATATCATCCTCCGGTATCACACTTGTCGGAACTGCCCTAGAAACAGCAACGGCGGATGGGGATATTATAGAAATCCTGCCGGATGTATCGGCAACTTACGGAGATTCAGGACATATTTACGTTACACCCAATGGCGATGATAATGCAGATGGATATCTTACGAATCCGGTAGCAACAATTACTCAGGCTATGAGTTTGGTTACTTCCTCGCGAAAAACCATATTTGTGGCTCCAGGAACTTATACCGAAGCTGCGGCAGTTGACTGGCCGACGATAACCGGTGTAAAACTTATCGGTCTTGGCAATCAATATCAGACAATCATTGCAGCGGCAGATACGGCTGATGAAGTTGTAAGCGTAGCCCCGGGTGCTCAATCGGCTACATTCGAGATGTGGATTGAAAATATCTATATCGATCATGGAGTTTCCGGCCAGGATGGTATCAAGCTCGATAATACATCTATGACGAAAAAACTCAATTGTTATTTGCGAAATGTCGGTGGTGACGGTTCATCGAGCGACAAGATGATTACAACCACTCACGGTGATACATCGAATGCTATCAGAATTTACTGGGATGGTGATAACGGTGGAGTTGAAGGCCAGGTCTATATGGAAACCAAAGACGCCGGTGACAGATTATATATTACCGGGGTAAATCTTCAAGGCGGCCTTGCGACAAGTACCGATGATATTGCTTCCAATGTCAGGCTGATAAGATGTATTGTCAAGCACGAAGCTGTAAGCGGCGGGCATTCTTCACAGACCATTACAGCTGTTTGTTGTTATAGTGACGCTTCCGGTACCTTTGCCGCCCTGGATACGGATGATCTCGCAGGCGATCATTCAGAATCTATTGTAGCATAAAAATATCTGAATTCAAATTCGGGATAGGGTAGCCCCCGAAAAGCGGACCGAGCCGCCTGCCCGAATATTTTTCTCGGAACTCTCCTTACTCGGAACGGAGTAAAAATCAAATGTAAGGAGATAAAAAATGCCTATTCAGCAATCTACAAGAAGCGTGCCAAGAGAAGATCTTGGTGTCGCATTTCACGAATACGATCCGGCCGCCGATGGTTTTGTCGGTGAAATAGCACTGCCTCCAATTCCGGTCGGTAAGAAGGCAGCGACAATGGGAGTGATTACCCGTGAGAACTTAAAGAGGGCGGATAGTAACCATGCAAACGGTGGGGCGTTCAATCGTATAAGTCTGATTTCAGAAGATAAGTCCTACGCATGCAAGGACCACGGCCTGGAAATTCCGCTGACCGATGAGGACAGGGCTACTTACGAGACCGATTACGATGCGGAGTACGAATCCGTTCAATCGTTGACACGTAAGATGCATATCGAGCGAGAGATTCGAGTTAAGGATGCCATGTTCAATACGACAACCTTTACGGGTGCGGACCTTTACACAGATAGAAGCGGCACTCCGTGGGATAATATCGCCTCGGATGCAATCGGTCATATCACCGCGGCAATCAATAAGGTATTGGCAAATACGGGTGTTCTGCCGGATACAATGCTAATCGGCCGGCCGACTCTCGAAAATCTTCTTTTAAATACGGCCATACTGGCCAGGTTCCCCGGCGCCGCCGCTATTACAAGGGCGATGCTCGAAGCCAATCTAACAGCCATATTCGGGCTGACCAATCTGATAGTCGGCTGGGCCGGTTATGACAGCGCTGCCGAGGGCCAGGACTATTCAAGCGGTCAGATATGGACTGATGATTACGCTTTGATTTACAAAAGGCACACAGGCGGCAGGGCGACACCCGGTCTTGGAAGAATTGTGGAATGGAACGGAATCCAGAACGGCCGCGATAAAGTAATACAATATCGCGAAGAGCAGACCGAAAGCGATATTTTCAGGGTTCGTGACTTTTCATACGAATGGATTTTCGATGCTTATTTCGGGCACCTGCTGAAAGTCGATGCCTAAAATCCGATGGCTACTTCAATTGAAATATTACAGGAGATCCGCCGGGATTTTGCGGAGATAACGGGCATACTGTTGTATCTGCAAAATCTCCGGCAGTTCTCCGAATCACAAACAAAGGCAATTGATAATGCCCTTGAAGGATTCAGCTTCGTCCAGGTACAGTATATCGGCGAAATCCGAAAGAGCTTCGGCGAGCGGCTCTGGTACAAGCTGGAAGATGTAGATAAGCCGGAGATGGACGAAGAAAAAAACCGGACGAATTACGGCATTCATTCGAAATCGATAATTGACAGGATTAAAGAGTCAGCGCGTGAGCTGAATAAAAAGCTGCTTTTACTGCCGGGTGATAAAGGATGCAGCGACGATCAATCGAAACAAATAGAAAAACTGTTCGAGGGTCTGAAAACCTGGCGGATCGAGCATCTTAAACAATTAGAAATCAGTTTTGCATGAGGTAAAAAATGGCAAACGAAGTATTAATTCAGGATGTGGCGGGAAGTAGTCTTAGTCCTATCGTATTTGGAGTAGATGGGGAATTAGATCCTGCGGACGATGCAACCAACCTAACCGATGATATCGGTACTGATACCGTCGATGTCGATTTGGATTTAGATGCACTGGCAGATGGTGCCGCCAGACAATCCGAAAAGGCTGATTTAGGAGCTGCCAGGGCAGCATATTATAATGTTATGGCGTCACTCGATTTTACCGGAGAAACCCCGACGGATGGCGAGGTTGTCGAGTTTTATTGGGCGCCTTCAACATCAGGTACGGCGGCAAATGGTAATGTCGCAGGAAATTCAGGAGCAGATGCAGCCTGTCCGGACGGTGCGTTGAACAGCATAACATTGGCCGAATTTGTAAAACTATGTATTTATATCGGCAGTATGCCGGTCCATGCCGATGGCGGTGTGCAGACTGGTTTTGTAGGTACATTCTCACCACCTACCCGTTATGGGCAGCTAATCGTTAAGAATGAATCCGGCGATGCGTTCGAGGCCGATGCCGTTGAATCACATGTGGTATTAATGCCGTTAGTTTATGAAGTACAATAAAGTACAATAATGTTTACTCGCCACAATACACAAAAACCTGTTACCGGCATACAATTAAGGCCTGACGACCATTGGTCTAAGAAAGGCCTCGTCTGCGACTTGGTGATGAATGAAAGAGCGGGAAGCACAGTCCATGATTTAAGCGGTAACGGCAATCACGGAACGTTTAACAACGATGTTTCATGGGTATCCGGTAAGTTCGGTCCTGCTATATACATTGGTGGGGATAATGATTATGTAAATCTTGGCAATGATATACCGGCATTCGGAACAGGTGATTTTACGATAGCCGCCTGGGTTAGATTAAGCTCAAGTGTTTCAGATGCTAATCCATGTATCATTTCAAGAGGCGATGCCAGCTCCGGTGAATGGATGTTCCGTGTTTATCACGCCACAACTCCTGAAGACAAGCAATTAGGGTTTTATGGCGATGCAGGCAATATTAACCTTAAAGCCCCGGCGGGTTCATTTACTTTGGATGAATGGCATCATGTAGTTGCTACAAGGAGAAATGGTTATCTAAGATTGTTTCAGGATGGTGTCGAGGTTGCCGGTGGCTCGGATTCAAGTAATCTGAGTGAGCAGGCAACTGATGTCAGAATAGGCGAAGCTCCTGATAATCTTCGCTGCTGGCTTGGCGAAATTGACCATTTATTAATACATACTCGTGCTCTTACTGTTTTTGAGATTGCACATCTTTATGGAAATCCGTTCTGCATGTTTGAGCGGGATGAGATTTCCCTGCTGGCGGCGAGCACATCGGGACGTTTGGGCTATCTTGTCGATGACGATGTATCGAATGATTCGACCGAGTTTTCCAATCAAAGACATATAAAGAGAACATCCGATGGACATCTTCATTGTGTATATGCAAAAGACGATGAGGATGGACAGCAAATCTTTCATGCAGAATCGAGTGACGGTGGTCAGACATGGTCGGCTGAACAGCTTACTACGGGTATATATACCCAGAAAAATGCTGCATTAGAAGTTAAAAGCGATGATACCCTTCATGTAGTCTGGGAAGGAAGGACGGCTTCCAGTTCGACAAACGCCCAGATTCGTTATATGTACTACGATGGAGAGTCGTGGTCCGGAATAACGGAAATAACAAGTGACAGCAGTTATTATCAAAATTCTCCTTCTATTGCGGTTGATAGTAATGATGTTCTGCACGTTTCATGGTTTGGTAAACATTCAGGTTCGACAACTTATTCTCAAATCCGATATACTTACAATAACGGCTCATGGCAGGCAATTGAAAATCTTACTTCCGGAAATTACAACCAAAATACCCCCTGTATTGCCATAGACAATAATGATTACATCCATATAGCATTTAGCGGTAAACATTCAGGTTCGGAGTCTCAAGACCAAATCAGACATCTTCTTAATAATGGCTCATGGCAAACAGTTGAGAATGTCTGCGATTGTGCCGCTCAGCCTTATATGAGTTTTGCTATTGACGATAATGATTATTTATATGTTGGTTTTTGTTATTCGGCTTTGAAAATTGTCCGAAATACCGGCTCATGGCAATCGCCTGAAACGGTACATGATGGTGCTGGTTTTAGCGGTCATAGCGACACCGATATTGCCATTGACAGTACAGGACAAATACATCTTTTATCCTGCCCGTTGATTATTGGAGGGCCTCCGGGAACCGGTTACTTCATATACTATTACACCTACACCGATTCATGGTCAAGCGGTCAGGCAATGACGCCGAACCATGATAGTATAATGCCTTGTTTCATTCATGCCCAGTGGCCTCAAATAAACGATGTAAGAACAAACAGGGCAAAAACTGGATATGGTTTTATCTGGTCGGATGAGCAGGAAGATGGCCCGCCGACAGCTTACCAGGTAAGATATTATGCTTCCAATTTGACCTGGGACGAGGCGGCAACGTATATTGAAACAGGCTTAACGGTTTCGGCTTCAGGTCAGGCTTCAATAAGTGATGTTCATACAGGTGTTGAGCAGATAACGGCCCAGGCGGCCGGTCAGGCGGCGGTAACGGATGTTCATGCAGGCGTTGAACAGGTAACGGTATCGGCCGATAGCGAGGTTTCATTGACCGATATTCAGGCGATGGTCGAGCAGGGACTATCAATAAATACGGAGGGGGTTTCGGCGGTAACTGATTATTATGTCTATAGCGAAACGATAACAGTCCAGGCAGATGGTCAGGCCTCGACAACAGATGTTCATGCCTGCGTTGACCAGGTAACGGTATTAGCCGATGGTGAGGTTTCTGTGACCGATGTTCAGGCTATGGTCGAGCAGGGGCTATCAATAAGTGCGGAGGGGGTTTCAAGCATAACGGATTATTATGTTTATAGTGAGGTTATAACGGCCCAGGCGGACGGTCAGGCGGCAATAACGGATGTTCATACCGGCATTGACCAGATAACGGTGTCGGCCGATGGCGAGGTTTCTGTGACCGATGTTCAGGGGATGGTCGAGCAGGGACTGACGATTACAGCAGATGGGGCATCCTCGGCGACGGATACTCTGGCTCCCCTTGAGGTTGTAACGGCCCAGGCGGCCGGTCAGGCGGCGGTAACAGATACTCACAATTGCGTTGAGCAGGTGACGGTATCGACCGATGGTGAGATTTCTGTGACCGACATTCAGGCTATGATTGAGCAGGGACTTACGGTCACAGCAGAGGGTGAAATATCTATTTCAGATATCCAAACTATGATAGAGCAATTAACGATTGAAGCGGCGGCGATTGCGGACCAAAGCGATACATATATTCCTGTCGGCGGCTATGTTGCCGCGGCGTCTTTTCTAATGTTAAAAAAACACAAATAAAGTGAGGTTAAAATGGAAATTAAGGATTTAAAAAACTTCGGCAAGTTCGGTGACGATCTGGATAAGGAAAAAATGATTGTCTGCCCGAAATGCAAAGGCAGTTACGGTATTAATAAGTGGCTTCGGCTGGCAACCGATGACGGTCTGGAATGCCCCGGATGCAACAGTCTATTCGAGAAGGATGTTTTATTCGATGTCAAACCTGTCACCAGAATACCGAAACCCAAGAATATAAAAGCCGAAGCCAATGACAAAATGAAGGCAAGAGAAAGATTAAGCGTAAGTGCTCTCGGCGGATCGAAAACAAATTAGTATTTGATTTATATTGTTATTAACCGGTAAAAGAAACTTTTATTGAGGTAAATAAAAATGTCAGATGAACTATGTACAGAAGGATTGCAGTTTATTCTCGAAGCTGCCATGACCGAGGAGCAATCGGTACCTGCTAATTTTTATATCGGTTTGTGTACTGATGTCTCGGTTGCAGAGGATGCATCGCTTGCCGATTTGACCGAGCTTTCAGGCAATAATTATTCAAGACAGACTGTTGCGAGTGATAATGTCGATTTGACATCTGCAACTGCCGGGACCAATGACAGAAAAGTTACTACAAAAACCGTAACATTTACCGCCAGCGGCGGTGCATGGAGCGGGGCTGTTCATGCCTTTATAGGCACTACGGTTGACGATAGCGGCAAACTTGTTGCTGTGGCGGCTTTATCAGCTACAAGGACGCTGCAGGACGGTGATTCGCTTCAGGTAAGTATGGTAATCCAGTTGAACGGTTAAAATAATGCAGACTTTTACTGCGGGACAGGCTAATACCGTATTTCTCGATGTAGTTGCCAAGGCCAGCGGTTCGGCGATCACATCAGGCACGGTCAATTTCTATCTGATCGCCAAGGACGGTGACAACGCCGGTAAATGGTTCCGGGCCTCGGACAGCTCCTGGCAGGCGGCAGAATCATCGGCGGGTCAGGCTACGTATAAGGGCGGAGCTGCATGGAGCTTGTCGATTGCCGCGGCGGCCTGGCTATCGGGTGTTAATTATATTTCTTATGCTAAAGAAAGCGGGAATCTTAATATCGTCTATAACGAGCATCTTGGCGACAAAGCACAATCACTGCTTTTAACCGATGTCACCGAGGGTGGAACGTGGACTTTTGCAAAGGTAATGAAGATTATTAACGCGTTTGCAGTAATGAAAATGCAGCTCAAATCCGGCTCGACGAGCACTTACGAAATACTCGATCCGGACGATGAGACTACTGTAATAGCCGAGATTACTACAAACGAAACTTCGCCGCCTTCGATAACGATAAAAATATGACAAATTACGGTAACAATATAACGGCCATTGCGACTAAGGGCAGGCTTGTCTATATAGATGAGCCGACCTACGAGGCCCCGGATGACCTGAACGATTTCGATGAGTCTGTCTTGAATACTCGCGAAACTTTTCTCGATCAGTTCGGGATAGATGCGATCTATCGGCCGGGTGTTTTGAGCAGGGAAATTACTGTAATAATCAAGCACCTTGAAGATGCCAGCCAGGCATCGCCGGGCATCAGGCATCGAAGTCCGTTAATACAGATCAAGACCGCCAACGACTCGGCTATCGGGATAGCAGCCGATGAATTCGAGCAGGGCCAGACGATAAGCTGTCCACCGAGAAAAGGATCCGCAGCCCGGCTGTTTAGATTGACGAGAATAATAAAACAGACAACTGTCTGGGTATGGTACGAGTCGAAATAAGACAGAAGTCAGAAGACAGAAGACAGGAGATAGATATGACTTTGAATGCTGAAGAAAAGGCATATATACACGAATCGGCCAGGGAGGTTGCCAAAGATATTATACAAGAGGTAATGGTTGCTCATGTGGCTTCCTGCCCGCACGGTCAGGCGGTGATAAAAGCAAAGTGGATTGTTGTAGGCTTGTGTCTCGGCTCAGCGGCCGCCGGCGGTGGTGGTCTTGTAGCAGGGGTATTGAGTCTCTTAAAATAAACTTAATACTTAAAACTAAAAACTAACAATTATGCTTGCTGTTCAAATAAAACTTGATGAAAAATCTATAGCAGAGGCACAGCACATTCTTCGTGCAATCCCGCGTGCCTGGCCGAGAGTGGCCCGCGCATCTTTAAGAGCAGCGGTTGTGCATTCTCGTGCGGTTTTATCAAGAATCGTTAAATCAAGGATTTCCAGCCGCGGCAAAGGAAACAAGGCCAATATTGGCGATATAAAAAAATATTTGCATATCGATTACCCTACAACAGCGAAATTACGAACAGCTTTATATGCCGAGACTTACTCAAAGCCATTGATTGATCTCGACCCGCAGCAGACGGATGCGGGGGTGACTTATCGATTGCCTTTCGGGGGAGGCCGGCAGCTTTTGCGACATGCCTTTATAGCGACCGGCGAGAGTCGCGGCAGGCAGGTATGGCTTCGATCAAGGTATTATATCGGCCGGGTTAAAAGAATCGACTGGCGAGGCAGAAATATAGAGGCTATTTACGCACAGAGGGCGCCGGGACTGGATAAATTTATAAAGGCCGAGGACATGAAGAGACTTGGGGACGAAGGAGTTACAAGACTTCAAAAAGAGATTGTTCAGCGCACGGGATATATGCTTAAACGATGGAATAAAAGATAAATGGCGGAACCGATAATTGAACAAATTGCCCAGTGGATTAACGATGCCTTAGACGGCGTTCAGGACCCGGATGCAACCTTGACGTTGCGGAGTGTCCGGCCGAAGATTCTTGACTGGGAAGAGAGCCAGTTCGCACACGGCGACGTTATTATCGAGTTAGGACCTTATGATACACAATCAACGACAACTACTTCGAGCAGGACCGAATTGGCGGTTTTCATGCTTTATGCAATAATCAGAGATCTTCCGGTAGATACGGCGGCGGATACCGTTCTTGCCCGGTTCGCTGAGACTATTAGAAGGACAATACTGGCGGGCAATGCCCTGGGCCGGGCGTGCGGGGGGCTGGCCCTGAATATTGACTGCCCTTCGGTCAATGAAGCTATTATCGATGGTGGGGTTGAAATGATAATAAAGACCGAGGTTCTTTACCAGACGGCATTGAAGGATGGCTATAGCGCCCCGTAAGGGCAAAATTAAAAATCATAAATTAAAATTTTTAAGGAGAATAAAAAATGGCTTCAAACGCAATAACATCACTCGGTACGGTATTGACATTTAACAGCAACAATATCGGCGAGATGCAAACTCATAACGGCAGTCGTTCAACCGACATATTTACAATAGCATCCGTTGACAGTGAGGATAATTGCAAGGAAAAGATCGCAGGTCTTATCGATTCAGGTGAGCTATCGATTACTGTTTATTATGACGGTTCAAACGAGGGCGTTTACAACGACCTTAACACTGATTATCTCGCCCGAACGAAGGCGACATTACTGGTCACATTTAGCGATACCAGCTCAATCTCGTGCGATGCGATAATTTCAACTCTCGGCGATCCGAATTTCGGGTCCGCGGGCGAGCCTCACTCGGTCGATGTGACATTCGCAAGAAGCGGCAAGGCAACTTATACCGATGTAGCGGCGTAAGGTCAGAGCGAAAGAGCAATAGAGCACAGGAGCATAAGCCTTATGCACTTATGACTTGTGCACTTATTAACTTATAAGAAAGGATATTCAATGAGCTTAAAGAACGGAGATATCATCGAGCACGTGGACGATTGCTCGGCACCGAAAGAAATGGCAGGCAAAAAAGGCCAGAGAAAAACGGTCGGCAAAGATATCGATTTATATTATGCCAAAAGGCTTATCAAAGGCAATCGGGCAAAAGTCGTAACTGAAAATCAGACAGTCAAAACGAAAGGAGCGGTTAATGCCGTCGGCAAAGGAGATCAAGCAGGCAGTACAAAAAACACAGGACCAGAAAAACCGTAAAAAAGAAAAGGCAACTTTTTTTGGTCAGGAGATTTATGTAGTAGAGTTCAGCAGTTTTGAGGCGGAAGCGTGCAGGGCTTACGAAGAAAGTCCTAATCCGGAGATTCGAAACAAGGCAACCGCCAAGATATGCCAGGTGGCCATTCGCGATGAGAATTACAATTACATTTACGGCAAGGAAGATGTGGATGTAATTGCCTCTTTCTGGCCTGCAAAAGAGCTGGCCAAGATAAAAAGAATGGCACTTCGGATCAACGGCCAGAACCCCGAAGGCCTGGAGGACATACTAAAAAACTTGGTAGAGACCCTTGGCGAAGATGGCTTGTTAAAACTGCGAGAGATTACAGATGCTCAGTTACAGAACTTCTCGAAAGACACACAGCAAGAGAGCTTAAAGAGCAATGGGTCTTAGAATATTACTGGCCGGCGGGCGAACCTGCCGAGAATCTGCGAACGCTGCTATTAGGTTATATAGTTGAGATATCGATGTGCGGCGATAAAAACGGCAGATTAAAAAGAGAAATTGACCGGATTTGGAAACAGCTCAACGGGACATTCGACCATGAAAAGGATGTTCCGAAACCGCCGACGAAAGAACAAATAAAAAGGGCATTTGGTTTATAAATATTAAGGAGAATTAAAAATGAAACGAGTAAAAACAATTCTAATGTTCTGTGTCCTGTGTTCTGTGTTTTGTATTCTGGCCTCCGTTATTTACGCCGTCGGTTCGACGAGAATCAGCGGCAGGGCCGGGGTAGAAATAAATCTCAAGCATTATCTTTCCGGCGATCTGGCAGAAACGATGATCCCTATCCAGGTCGATAACCAGCTCTGGACCTACGGGACGGCAGCTAACGCAGTTAATGTCATCTATGCCGACACAGCTACACTTGCCGATGGTGCCAATACGACACTGGATTTGTATGCAAGCGGCTCGCTGCTGGATATATTCAAACAGTCGCTGACGATGGAGGCGTTAAAGTTTCTTTATATCAAGAATAACTCATCCGATGCGACTTTAAAAGTCGGCGGCGGCGCATCCAACGATCTGGATATCTTTGCAGATACTTCGGATATTGCATTAATCAAACCGGGCGGAGTATTTTTATGGGCGGATCCATCGGCAGCTGGTCTTGATTTGACAACAAATAAGAATCTCAAGCTTGAGCATGATGGTACGGGATCGAGCACAATGGATGTCGATGTGGTTGCGATGGGACTGGATTAGCCGCAGGCTAATCAGAGCAAAAGAGCACAAGGGCAAAGGATCATAAGGCTTATGCACTTATGACTTATGAACTATTTTTATGGAGTGAAAATTGGCTGAGGATGTTCGCAGAATAGTAGCTCAGTTTACCGCACAGAACAAGGCGGCCGGGGAGATTGCCGCCTATAATCGCCAGCTCAATTCCGTCAAGACAACAGTGATGAATCTCGGCCGGAGTATGCTGGCGATGGCCGGTGTCGGCGGTGGGATGTATATGCTGCGGAGGGAATTAATAGATTCCATTAAAGAATTTGCCGATTACGAAAAGGGTCTGGCTAAAATTTCTACACAGCTTGATTCTCAGACAATAAAATATCTGCCTCAGTATGACAAAGAAATACGCCGTATGTCACGTGAATACGGTGAAGCGGCCGCCTCGATGACAAAAGGTACTTATGATATTCTTTCGTCAACGATAGATGCCGCCGATGCAATGGAGGTTTTAAACAAATCAACTCGATCTGCAATCGGCGGTTTTACAACAGCCGATGTCACTGTCAGTGCTACGGTTCAGATATTAAAGGCATACAACTGGGAGGTAGAAAAAACAGCCAGACTTCAGGATATTATGCATGCTACGGTTCGTCGGGGCCGGATGGATTTTGAGGATTATGCAAGTAATGTAGGTGATGTGATAGGCTTGACCGCCTATCTGGATATCGAACTGGAGGCGGTAGGCGCATCACTGGCGACGATGACAAAGGCAGGGCTTTCAGCGGATAAAGCGGTAACGGCGTTAAAGAATATTTTGAATCAATTCATTAATCCTTCCGAGGCCGCCAGAAAGGCGGCGGCCGAGCTTGGCTTTACATTAGATGAGAATTCAGTCAAGGGAGCCGGTCTGATTACTATAATGGACAGGCTTAAAAAGGCAAATGCCGCCCAGCTTGAAGCGTTGATGCCGAGTATTCGCGGTCTTGTCGGTTTTGCATCCCAACTCAAAAATTCCGGTTTGGTTGCCGAAGATTATAAGTACATTTTAAACTCGGTCGGCCTGGCTGAAGAAAATTTTCAAAAGGCGAGTGAAACCACCTCCTATAGATTGAATCAAACAAAACAGCACTGGCTGGAACTTAAAAGAAGTTTAGGTGAGGTAGCCTCATTTGAACTCAATACATTACTGCCTGTCTTGAACGATGTAACGGATGCCTTGAGCAGGTATCAAAAGGTTTTACGTGACATTCAAAAATTAGAAGGTGGATTTTCTGTTATTCAATCCAATCTGGCAGGTAGATTTATCGGCTTACTCAGCGATGATCTGGGTAAGATTAATAACATTCGCAATTACTTGAAAACATATAATTCCTTATCAAAAATGTTGAGGGAATCTTTTAAAGAGCAGGAAGGTGGCCCTGAAACTTTACAGGACCCAGAATTATTCAGAAAATCTATAGAAGAAGGAATTAATTTTAAACCTCGCTCCGCGTTCGAGCAGGAAATCGATGCGCTCGAGCAGAAGTTTCCGAAGTTGACCGAAAAGCAAATCGCCGAAATGGCCAAAGTTGAGGATGAAAATCAAAAATTTGCATCGAAGCGGGCACAGATAACAGCGCGGATGTACGATGATCTGGGTATTAAAGACAAGCAGTACAGGGACGCCCAGATACAATTACTTGATCTTCAATTGGAGGATTATTCGGAGTTCATAAACGATAAAGCATTACTCGATAAATGGTATCAGGCTCAGGAGAGGGAGTTGACAATTAAAATGCTCGAATCATCCGACAGTATCGCCGACGGCTTTCGCGGGGCTACAATGCAAATGGAAGATGATTTATATACGTGGGGTGAACTTGGCTATAATGTGGCGACTTCGTTCCGCGATTCGATGGCAAGTGCCTTTTATGATTCGACAATGAATTCTAAAAACTTTTTTGAGAGTTTTAGTAAAAGTATCGCCGCGGCGATGGTACAGATTGCTTCGTTTCAGGTAGCTACCGGTATTACCCGCGGGATTGGCGGGGCACTCGATTTTAATGTAGGAGAATATCATAGAGGCGGTGAAATCGGCAATCCTTCAGAAACTCGATTCGTTTCACCTGATGTATTTATAGGGGCAAAGCGAGCACATAATGGTCTAAATCTGGCAACCAATGAGGTTCCTATTATAGCAACAACGGATGAAAGTGTTGTCAAAACGAGTAGTTTGAAATCAGGAGCCCCCACGGTCAATATTTACAATCAGACAGGACAGCCGTTCGAGGCATCCCAGCCTCAATTCGACGGCGAAAAGTGGGTATTATCTATTATTGCTAAAAATGCAAGGCAGGATGGCAGATTTAGGAAAATGATAAGAGGATAGCATGGCAAAACCTTTTCCGACATTTGATTTGAGCAGGGCACCGGATGCCCTTAAGGGCTGGACCGAAAGCAGGCCGATCGATCCCACCATAAGAAGCGAGTTTGCCAATGGCGATATTGCATCAAGGGCGAGGTTTACTACGGCATTGCCGAAGCTGCTTACGTTTACTTATAGCTATCTGACGTATGCCGAAAAAGAAATTATAGCCGACTACGAAGATCATATAAAAATTGGAAGCTCTAAATTCGACTGGCGCAATCCCATAACAAACGAAGACTGGGAAATGAGATTGATACAGCCGATTGATATATCTCTGGAATCCGGCTGTATCAATTTGTATTACGCAAAATTATCCATGTTTGGAAAGCAGGTGGAAAAAATGAGACAAGCTATTATAAGAATCGAAGATTTAGCGGCCGATGCCGATATTGCAAACCGGCCTATTTTCGTCAATCCAAAGACAGTGACTATTGAGTCGGTAGGAATTCTTACCGAGGGTGCTCCGGCTGGAATAGATAATAGTAATACGGCTGTTATTGCAATTACAGATGATGCATCAAATTCGATAGTTACCAAGACTTATAACGCAGCTACGCAACCACCGTCGAGCGATTATGAGGACCTTGGCAATCTTGATAATGCATCATTGAACGCCGGTGAACATCTGCTCTTTTCCCTTACGCAGGGCACGAATGCAAATATGCCCGCATTCTCGATTATCATTGAATATTATTATACTTAAGGAAACGAAATGCCAGTTATCTTACCGGCCGATATTAATAATGAAAAAAATAAGCTCGCAACCAGATCGGCGATGCTCTGGCTGCTGGATATAGATATCGACGGTGTCGATGAAGTCTTGCATTTTGTCGATAATAACGAAAATATCGTTTATGCATACGAGAGCACAATCGATCCTGTGGCTAACTGGAAGCTCGACGATGATGCAGCGTCAAAAACTATTCTCGATTCTTCGGGTAATAATTATCATGGTGAAGCTCAGCAGAACACAGAGGACATATCGGTCGAGGGGCAATTCGATAATGCACTGAGCTTTAACGGGTCGAGCGATTATATCGATATTGAAAATGCAATTGAAGGGGTCGAGGACAATACGGAGGGTACAATTGCATTATGGTTTAAAAAGGATACAATATCGGCGAAGGAAATGCTGATTAGCTTCGACCAGGCGGTTTACTACGCTTATCATATCGAAATTTATCTCGGGGCGGACGGTAAGATTTATGTCGAGATATTCGATTCATATTACGGCAATGCAATCGGTTTTCATTCGCCCGGTGCAACTACTTATGACGACAATGCCTGGCATCATATAGCTGTGACAATGGATTCGGCCGGCAGTAAGATGTATATCGACGGTTCAATAGTGACGCCGGTTTATGATACGGGGTCTTCGAGCGACGTCGAATGGTTCGCTGATATAGTCGGTAACTTAGAGTCGGCAACTATAGGAAAAGATGTATATGGCGATGCTTTTGAAGGTATTCTTGATAGTGTATTCATTTATGATATTGCAATGACGGCTGATCAGATCGAGCAGCTTTATGATATTGACGAAGTAGTGGAGATAATATCAAATACGTATCACAAAAATAATTTTATATTAGGAAAATACGATAATGCCGATACGAAACTTCCCGAGCGTGAGCTGCAGATAACCAATGCCGACCTTGTTAACTATCTATTGCCCTATGTCGAAGATTATAATGGTCTTATAGGCTCGACGATAGTTGCGACGCCGGTTAATTCGCAGCATCTTGATCTCGATATGTCGAGCCTTTCATGCGAATTTATAGTTAAAGATTGCTCGGTAAGTGATAAATATATAATCCTGACCCTGGGAATGCCCAATCCTTTGAATCAGAGATTTCCACTCGATAAATATTTTGCAAATCAATGCAGGTATTACAGCAGATTCAAAGGAATCGAATGCGGCTACAGCGGAGAAGAGACCGAATGCAATGGGACACCTTCAAGATGCGCGGAACTTGGTAATCTTGCCCGTTTCGGTGGTCAACCGGGACTAAGGGCAAAGACGGTAAAGTTCGTATGAAAAAACTTAAATTTCAAAACTCAAAAATTAAAACTGTTGTTTTAAATGACTTAATAGGCAAACCATATAAAAAGGATGGTCGCGGTCCTAATTTTTACGATTGCTGGGGTCTTTGTATGGAGGTTGCTTGCAGGGCCGGGTACAAGCTTCCTGATTACGACGATCCATTTAACTGTTCAGACAGGAAAGAACTGATAGAGCTGCAGAAGCAATCGAAATTTAGAAGACTTGGAATACCTGAACCCTGGTCTCTGGTTCTTTTTCGAATAATTGATGATAAGGGCGATGAAAAATGGCATATTGGAGTAATACTCGAAGATTGCAAGCGATTTATTCATATAACTGCAAAATGCTCTGTATGTATTACATCGTTAAAACATCCATTTTGGTCGGCGGCTATTGAGGGTATTTATGAACACAGACCAGATTAAACTTGTTGTCATCAAGAATCCCTTTCAAATCAATAAGAATCGTCTAATCAAAAAGATTAGATTCACCGGCCAGAATATTAAAGAGCTGATAAGAAAATTTGCCGGCAGGATTAGCGAACCGATCTGCTTTGTCAATCAAAAAAAGTTGGATCCCGGGCTCGGCGAAAAATACGATTGTCAGCTCGAGGGCGGTGATGAAATCCTGATTATGCCTGCAATAAGAGATCCCGTAACAACAGCAACGATAGTAGCGACTATTGAAACCATGCATATGGCGGCTGAAATAGCTGCATTTCTTGCTCCTTATGCGATTAATATAGCTATTGCTTATGGAGCTTCTTATCTTGTTAGTAAGGCTTTAAGTGAGGATATGGATGTTGAAGGTGTATCGGCACAAAGCTACACATGGGCCGGTATTACTACACAGCAGGCGGGTCTGACAATTCCGCGAGCTTACGGCAGGAATAAGATGTACGGCAATATTATTGCCTCCTGGACCCAGCCGACCGGCTACGAAGAGACGATGTATATGCTGTTGAGTTTCGGTAAAGGGCCGTTCGAGGGTATTGTCGACGGCACTATCCAGATTAACGATTTGCCTTACAACAATTACAGTAATGTGACAGTGACGGAACAAAGGGGGCTGATTAATCAGGATGCGATATTCGAGGGGCTGAAAATCCAATACGAGCCCGATAAAGAGGTGATATATGCCGATGGGCCATTTACATGGACCACGCCGGATAATGATTACGACAGTCTGGAGATAGCAATAGAATATTTCGGGTTTTATATTCGTAAATCGGGCAAAAACGGCACTCAATGGGTTGGGGTCAAGATTGAGATATCCGAACATGGTGAAGATTTTTGGACGACGCTGGTCGATGAGCAGTTATCCTGCTCGAATAACAAGATAAACTTTAAAAATTATCTTAATACAGAAACTTACACCGGCGGCTCACCGGTAACTGTGACAAACGGCACTCGATATGATATTAAAATCACTTCGACCCTGGCTAAATTTGCAGAGGATGACAGGGCTCAAAGAACTGTCAAGCTGCATTCGGTTCGAGAGGTAATCGATACGGCTTTTCAATTTCCCAACCTCACCCTTCTGGGAATCGAGGCCCTTGCAAGCGACCAGGTTTCAGGCTCTATGAAGGTCTCCTGCGAGCAGGAATGCAGGATAATCAATGTTTACGATGGTATGAGCTGGAACCTGGAATACAGCAATAACCCGGCCTGGGTAATCTGGGATATTCTTACCCAGCCGGTGATCTCCGGCGATGGCGACCCGGATTTACCGACGACACCTTATGCGATTGAAAGATATGACGGCTACGATCCTGCCCGGTTGCTGCCGTATCTTGACCATTGGTACGAGGCCGCGCAGCATTATGATGGTCTTGTCGATGATGGTGCGGGCGGCACGGAAAAAAGAATTACGTTTAACGGGGTATTCGACCAGGGAATGAATGTCTGGGATGCAGTCAAAAAGGTTTGTGCAATGGCACGCTGCCAGGTTGTTATGGTGGGAAGGGATTTTGATATCGTTGTAGATAAGCCATGGTCGGGGCCAAGCGTACAATTATTTTCCGCCGGCAATATTAAGCCGCAAACGTTCAAGCTAAATTATATGGAGACTGAAGACAGGGCATCAGAAATAGAGATAAACTTTCTTAATTCCGAGCAGGATTTTGAAGAGACACCGCTTTTATATTACGATTCAAATATCGGCTGTCCGAACAAAAAGATAACAGTCAATGGTTTCGGTATAACCAAGGCTTCACAGGCCTGGCGAACCTTATATTATGAGATGGCCAGGAACAGGCTCATTAATTTAAGCTCGGAGCACGAATCCGACCTCGATGCGATTGTTTCCGTTAAAGGCGATGTGGTCAGTTTAATGCCACCCTGGAAAAGGGGAGGCAGAATTGTTGGTTGCCCTGCTAATAACCAGGTCATTGTCGATAGTCCATGTATGGATACGGGAACAGATACGATAGTAGTCCGCGTCTGCGACCCTGATACCGGGGGCGACAGTATAGAAATTCACACGGTAAGTTCAGTTAATGGGACATTGATTACGATAACCGATACGTGGACAATTAATCCCAAAAAAGGCGATCTTTATGATTTCGGCCCCACATCCGATGCAACTAAAATGTTCAGAATAACGGGTATAAACGAAGGCGGCGATTTTTCACGCACTATAAGCTGCGAAATTTACGATGAGGATGTTTACGGCGGTGATGATTTGGAGCCGGATACCCCGGAGTCCAGTTATATCGTACCATCTTCATCGTCGCCCTCATCTCGAACCAGGCCGATAACAAGCGGGGAGATTGATAAATTTAATCTGGATGAATTTTACGAAGGCGAGAACTACGATTTTCCCATCATCACAAATCTTGCCTGGGGCAATAATGATCCATCCACCGGTTATGTCTCATGGTCGAAGGATGACAGTGAAGAGGATATTTTAATTTGTTTGAACAATATTAGCTATGAAATAACGGAAAGTAATTCAGCCAATATTTACATTTATTGGGACGAAGCATCTCCGACTGTTTTGCATGAGACGGATGTGTTAAATGAAACGACCGGCTCGGGTAAATGGCTGATTTGTATCAACGAGAACGGTTACGCCAATCCCAATTATCCATTTAAGACTATTCACGGTGCCGCCGTCAAGGCAGAATCGATTATAGATAAAATTATTACTCATAACGGTGAAATTGTAGTTCACAACGGCAACGTTGTTTGTATAAGTTAGGAGATAAAATGCTTTTGGAAGAACATTCGATAGGTCTGGTAAGCGGTGATAATTCGATTGACCTTAATGCTGCGGCGGATACGGAGACAAGTCTGCATACCGCCCCGGAAGATAAGGATTTTTATCCTGTTATGCTTATCCTCGATGAGTTCAGTGCAGCGGTCACAGCGGCTGTTATTACTGCAGGCAAAGCAGGTGGTAGCTGTGATGAATTTGGCACCTATACATTAACCAATATATCCGGCACGAGCGGTTATCTGATTCTTATGCCGGTACCTAATTCTACGCCTGTTGAATGTACGAAGATTGCCGCCGGTGAGGCATTTGCAATTGAGATTACAACAGCTGAAGGATCGGCTCTTACCTGTAGGGCGGAGGTTTTGGGTATTCAAAAACCGGCAGCTTAAATATGAAAATCTCCCGGCATATAGCAAAGATTAATTTGCGGACGGCAAGTCTGCTGCGTGAGTTTAACAAGCTGCGTATCGATAATCATATTCAGGCCAGCGGCCCGGCCGACAGGGCGTTAATCGATGTGATTATCAAGATAGCCGAGCTGCGAAAAGAGCTGCTCAGGACTTCATAGTCCTCCTTTCCTTGGGCGGCCGTCGCCGGGCGGCCGCCTTATTTTAATTATACTATTATAATAGATTTTCTTAACCATCAAAATCCTTGATTTTAGCCAAATAATAAGGATTGTTCGATTGTCACCGTTAATAACAGGCCAAAAACAGGGCATTATAAAAACTTTTAAGTACTATTATACGCACCTAAAATGAGCCGCCCAAATCGCCCCACAGGGCATTAAAACGGCATTCTATGGGCCAAAAAACTTCACTATTTTTCACTTTTTTTAGATTTTCTTATTGACAAAAGTCTAATATATTCGTATTATTAATATAGAAGTTAATTGATAAATCAATATTTGAAAGGGTTAAAAAATGAAACAATCAGAAGCATTCAAAAAGAGAGAAGAATTATTTAATTGGTTCAAGCGTTATACTTTCGGTAATTGTTCGGAAGTTAATCAGATTATAGTAACAAGGGATACCGTCAAAGACTTCGAGAGACATAATCCAGACATTACTATTGTTCATAGAATTGAGGAGCAACCTTGTGGCTATGAAGTATATGCCGGATTTGGGCTGATTATTGTCGATTCTGGTGAATTTCGTTTTGTCTTTAAAGATTAAGATTTTTTAACCCTGCCCTTGGTCCGTAGCGGCCGGGGGCCGGGTCTTATAAAGCTTAATGAACTATTTATTTGAAAGGGTTAAAAAATGGCACGTTACAAAGCAAAATGGATTTATGGTCCACAAACAAGTCGCAAAGGCCAAATTAAAGCTGAATGCGAAGCGGATTCTTTGCCTGAATTTGCAAAGGCGTTATGTCGTGAATACGCTTATAATTTAGGTGATGGTTTTTGGTTTCAAATTTATTCTTCCGAAAAAGAAATCAAATCAACTTTCGGTGATGAGCTGGACGATATGCCGGAGTGGTTCATTCAAGTCACGGAATATCCTGTATATTATTTTGGGAGCGGATTTGGCGAAGAAATCCTTTGTAAACCAACTGCCACTCAAATAATAAATCAAATATTAGGTGAAGCATACGGTGATTATGATTTGAAAATTACGGGTATATAAGCATTTTTTAACCCAGCCCTCGGTCCGTAGCGGCCGGGGGCCGGGTCTTTGAAGAATTATGACTAAAAAACAAGTAATAAAACGTGCTAAAGAATATGCACGAGCAGGTAAGGTTTTCGGTTTTTCTTCGAGTTTGCCTTACAAAGAGAGATCATACTTAAATGGTTTAATTGCTCGATACTCCTGTGCCTACAAATATCACAAATGTAAAGGTTCATGGGGTAACAGCAGGCATTATGCTAATCAAGCAAAAGAGGGTTTCAGATCACTCTGCCTCAATTCCATAGCCCGCAAACTAAAAGTTGAGTTGCGAACGAAAGCGTGGAAAAAACTCATAGAACACAAAGAGGCGATTTGTGACAAAAAATTCATTAGATTACGTTCATTTCTCACAAAGAAATACGGTCATTTTCAGAGGTCCCGCATAAGTGAAGATTCATTTTATTGGGTCACAAAATTAGGAACCGTGCGATTAAGTCGTCACGCTAATTGGAAATCTGGGTCGGAATATAGACATAATTTTATTATTAAAATAAAGTGAGGCTGACAATGAAATTTGAATTAAGAAAAAAAATCATACAGCAAATGGCCAAACAAATAATCAGCGTACCGGAGATGAGCCGGCGAATAGGCTGCAACCAACAGACGCTGTATAATTACCTGGCCGGCGGCAATATGACCGCCAGATATATTTCAGCGGTTCTTAACGAGCTTGGGGCTAAAATATCGTTTCCAGCCCGAAAACGGCGATAATTAAAATATTTTTTAGAAATTCAGATTTTTCACTTGACTATTTTTCGTCATAAGTCGATAATACAAACATGATCAATAATTAATAAATCAAATGAAAGGCACTGAGGATGATCAAAGAATTATATCAACCGAAAGAAACAAGAGCAACCGGCTCGCTCGCTTCCAAAGTCCTCAGTGCCTGAGACATTTTTCAAGCAGCGAGCCTTTTTATTTTAAGAGGGTGAAAAAATGGAAATATTGGCATTTGGAATCTTGATTTTAATCGGAATTGCATATTATTGGATTGAAAGATAAACCGGCTTAAGGAGCGTATCAATTTGAAAGCACGGTTGCGACATAGCAGGGAAGTGAAAGCGGAGGGTGCCATAAGAGGGGCCAGAGCTTTCGAGCCTTACAGAGGATGCCAGGGGCGTTCCCGGCGAAACGAACATAAATGCAATATTAGTTTTGAGTGCTGAATTTTGAGTTTTGAGTTAACTAAATACCAACGACTAAATACTGGATACTAAATAATGCGTCAATATTTTGTAATAGCAAAAGAGACATGCAGCGTTTGCGGCGGGGAAGGTGTGACCTGTCCGCATAGAAAACTTTATGAAGATTTTGCTGACTTTTGCCGTTCGATTCAAAACGAATCTATGCATGACCAGGTGAATCTGCGAGATGTATGGATGGCAGAACGCGGTTATCCTTATGGCTCGGAGCACTGGCCGCCGGAAGAAATCGAATGTCATCAATGCCGCGGTAACGGATTCATCGAGAGCAGGGTGCCTTTGGAAGAGGCGATAAAGGAGTTAATGAGTAAATCAGATAATCAGTTAATCGGGAGCTGAAAATTATGGAAATAAAAACGACTATAGAGTTTGGAAAAAGGTATAGGGATAAGGTAAATGGATTCGAGGGAACAGCGACTGCTTATACACATTATCTTTATGGCTCAAATAAAGTACTTTTGGAAGGTTTTAATAACCATGGAGATTCAATCAATGGTTGGATCGTCGAGGAACGCCTTGAGCCGGTGGAAGACAAGAAGTTTGATGACGGATAGCAGAAGTCTGATGTCGGATGTCTGACGTCTGAAGTCGGATGTTTAACGTCTGATGTCTGACACCTATGATCTCGCCCCGATGGGCGATGCTCTTTGACAAATTAACAAATGTGCGGAGTTAATCATAACACTTCTCCTTTTTAAAATTAGTGTTTTATTCCCCCAGGCTCCGCACATTTCAGGACGGTGGGCCCTCCTCTATCATCGCTAATGCCACCGTCCTTTTATTGCAGGGTGGACTGGAGTTGGCACCAGCACGGTCTCATAAGCCGTTTGACGCGGGTTCGAATCCCGCCCCTGCTATTGAGCTCGCAGCATTGTAAATGCTAAAACGATGGTCGCGTCCAGTACATAAACGGCGATGTAACCGAATTAACGGTAGAAAGTCATTGTCCCGAGGGCTGGAGTAGGGGCGATGGCATTATTTAAAAAGTTAAGACCTGCGGCGGCGTGTGTGAAACGCATCATACCATTGTGATATGGCGGACTTGGATGTTCTGTTTCGGCAGTAACACGTTAGGGTTCAATCGGGGTCGATGACCAGCCGACAGATAAAAGCGTATCAAGCAGGTAGCGGGTAAGGCCAATCCTGCCCGCAGGTCTTTGAACTAAAAATTATGAACTTAAAACTCAATAAATGGAGAATGTTATGCCGGAATTACCGCAAAAATTATTTATGAGATACGACGACGAAGAATTGTCAAAAGATAATGATGAACAGTTTCTTCTACGGGCGGAAAACCCGGAGGATATTTCTATTGAAAACAAAGTTGTTATAGCCGGAGTTTACGAATTAACGAAAAAAGTTCGTATTATAAACAGGACAG